TTGGTTGGCAACACCCATTTGTAGCAAGAATACTAAATGATGCATTTATGCTTAATTTAATGTCAACCCACAGTTAATAGGAGAATTATATGACACAGATGAAAGTTTGGACATGGACTAATCCTGCGACTGCGGTTGCTAGGAATGAGTCTGTTGGTTTTGCAGTAGGTCAAATCACTGTAACTGACGTAACGAATGGCGCGCAATGGTATTGGGACAGCTCAATGTCAGACGCTTATTTCGTATTAGTAGGAGACGGAAGTGTTACAACAAGTAACGGCTTTACTCCCCTATCACAATCAACAGCAGTTGGTGCAGTCATTTCTGGCTTCACAAATGCATCTCCGGGGGTTTTGACGGTTAATGAAACGTCTAAATTCGGATTTGCGGCTGGTGATACAATTAAGGTTGTAGCCGTAGCAGACGACCTAACAGGAGATGCAAGTTTAAACAGTACTTATACTGTAGCTTCTGTAACTGCGACTACTATTACTACTGCAACTGATACATCTGTAACTGGATATAGCGTCTATGTTTCGGGTGGATATGTTACTAGAGTTAGCGACATCAATGGTGTTGCTATACCGACAGAGAACTTAGCAGTTCAAGGGATTACTCTTGGAACTGGAGTTGTAGGGGCTAACGATGCTGTTATGACTGCCGTTGCTCTTGGAGCTAACGTAGTTCTTTAAAAATGAACCACAAAGGGTTGGGGGACTTAGTTTTCCCCTCCCTTTTATTTACGCGAGGTAGAGATGAGTGAAGTAAAAAATCAAGACGCATTAATGAAAAACCTTCAGAAGTTGCCCATTATTGGTAAGCAACCGAAAAGTGAAAAGGAAGAAGCTTTCCTTCGAGAGGTATGCGAGTTTGAGTTTATGAACATAGAAGAAGCGGGTCTTTCCCATCGTTTCCCTTATGGAAATGCTAAGAGAAACCACAATTTTACGTTATTTCATGGGGGCAAATATACGCTTCCAAGATTTATCGCACAATGGATAGAGTCAAGAAACACACCTATTTGGGATTGGCGTCCTAATGGTGAAGGTGGAATGACTAAAAAATTAATTGGAAATAATTCACGGTTTCAGATGAGACAGGTATACGGAGGATAAAATGGGAATGACTTGGACTAAAGCAGAAATAATGCAAAAAATCAGACAGGTTACTGGACGATTTAGTGAAGATGATATGTCTAACACAGAATTAAGTGACAGACTGAATAAATATTATCTATATACTTTTCCAGCAGAAGTAAAGCTTGAGCAAAAGCATGTCTTTTATGATTTTGCAACAACACCAAATCAAGCTACATACGCAGCACCGGACGAGCTATATACTAACTTCGAGCCACCAGCAACTGTTAACAACTTATCGATGCTATGGTACCAAGATTCAGCTATTTTCGAACAAGAAAATCCCCTTCAGTATACGTTTTCAAATCCTTGGACGGGAGACGGAGCTACAGTAACGTTTACAACAACGATAACTGGATTTCCAATATACCCGTCAACTTTAACAATTTCGGATAATACTGAAACATTTGAAGACATAACCACAACTTACACTACAGCAGACATAACGATTACAGGTTCAGAGGCAGGAACAGCGACTATCAATTATAGTACAGGGGTAATATCGGTAACGTTCAATGCTGCGCCAACAGACGGTCAGTTGATTTACTTAAATTATATTCTTTTCAATACTGGGAGACCCGAAGCGATATTATATTTTGAAAATAAATTCCAACTTTTTCCAGTGCCAGATCAGTTATATATTATAAAAATGAGATCTTATCAAATTGTTACGGCGCTAGAAAATTCAACAGATACGCCAGACTTAAACGAATGGGGGCCTTGCATTGCATACGGAACAGCTAGGGATATATTTACAGATTTTGGAGAGAACGAAGCATATTCAGAAACGACAACGCTTTATAAGGAGCAGGTCAACTATATTTTAACACGAACAGAGCAAGACTTACTAAATGTAAGAGCTCTTCCAAACTTTTAAGGAGTAAATAATGGTCTGGGACAAAACTAAGCCACAGGGATCAACAAAGATAAGAAATTTGGGAGACGTAATAACTCCTAACTGGGACGCTATAGAATCAGCAGATGATACTTTTATGCCACGTGCTGTAAATTTTGCAGATAGAGATGAGGTTGGTGGCATTCCTTCAGACCCTACTGTTTTATCAGATGCTGTAAAACTATATTCTAAACAAAATACAGCAGGGAAGCCGCAATTATATGCGATAGATCCTGATTCTGTAAAAACACAGCTTACTGGATTTACTGTTACAAATACTGGTACTAACTATGGCGTTAAGTTGCCTTGGGGTGTAACAATGAATTGGGGGAAATATACTCTTACAGCTGGAACAGCAGAAACAGGTCTGCTTACTTTTAAAGTTCCATTTACTACTCAGCAATCTATAACTTTCACACAAGCAGGCGGAACAGCCTCAACTTTAGGTGCAACTGCTTTTACTGCTACTCAATTTAAAATAAAAAGGAGCAGTTCAGCCGGAGCATTAACCGTTTATTATTTTGCAATTGGGGTTTAAATGAGCACCTCTTCAACAAATATATCATCTTTTAAAACTGGGTTGGACTCTGATATGGAGCCTTGGATTGCTCCTGCTGACTCTTTTAGCTCGCTAGACAACATCCATATTAAACATGGTTATTTGCAAAAAAGAGAGGGCTTTTCTGAATTTGGAACATTAGTTGATGTTACAATTTCAATATCTAATATATCTCAAGCAGCAACAGGTGTTGTAACTACTACTGCCGCCCATGGTTATGTTAGTGGTGATGTAGTATATTTTTCAGATGTACTCGGAATGACTGAAGTAAATGGAGTCAATTATACTATAACAGTTACTGCGCCAACTACATTTTCAATAGGAGTTGCTACTACTACATACACAGCCTATACAACAGGCGGAACAATAACTAATATTAGTGAAGATCGAGTAATGGGAATAACTCGTTATGTCGAAGCTGGTGGTGGCAAAACAACAATAGCATTTAATACAAGACGAGCATATAGGTTTGATACAGCAGCAACGCCACAAGTATTTCTAAGACTTGATGCAGCAAATATAGCTAGCGGAGGAGAATATGATTATTTTTTATCAGCGAATTGGCAATCTGGTTCGGGCACAAATAGAATGTATTTTACTAATGGAAAACAGGGGACACCTGCTGGTGCTGCTACAGTTGATGGCCTTAGGTATTATGATGGGACTGACGACAATCTTAACACAAAGCCTTTCAATCCTGTTTTAAGTCCTGCTGCTCCAATTACACAGAGAATATTAGATGGTGCAAAGTTAATATTTTCACTTGGTCAACGTCTGATTGTTTTAAATACATATGAATATGATGGGTCAACTGGAACTACAAAAAACTACCCACAAAGAGCACGATGGTGTGCTAAACAGAATCCAGAAAAATGGAACGATGTGGTTGCCGGAGGTGGTGGATATACAAACGCGGCAACAGGTGAACAAATCATCTCGGCTCGTCTAATACAAAATCAGATTATTGTTTTTTTCACAAATTCTGTTTGGTCTTTAACACCAACATCAGATCCAAGCAGAGCTTTTAAATGGAGAAGAATTAATAATTTTAGAGCTTGTCAAGGTAAAATGGCAACTGTTGGCTATGACAGATATGCAACAGCACTAGGTATCAGAGGAATTACTTCTACTGATGGCGTAGAAACAAGACGAATTGACGACAGAATAAGTGATTTTTGTACTAATGAAATCGATGATAATGAGTTTGAAAAGGTGTTTTGCGAACGAAGTTTTGCTGAAAAAAAATGGTGGACTCTGTATAACAAAAGTGACACAACTAGCACTGAGAACGAAGCAGCGCTAATTTATGATGACGATTCTGGAGCCTTTTCTACTTATAAAATTGATATGAATTGCCTTGGATATGGTAACGTCTCAAAAGATTTTGCCTTAAATGATTTTACAGCAGCCAATCATGAAGATAAAGAGATCAAAGAGTATAGTGACGAAACGTTACTCTCATATTTTTTCGTTGATAATCAAGAGATTTTCTTAGGTGGAAACATTGATGGGTTAGTATTTAAATTAGAAACTGGCACATCTGATAATGGCTTATCTATTGATTCAGAATTTGTGACTGCTGGATGGAATCCATACAAAGATCAAAGCAAAGAAGCCAGATTTCAATATGTCGACATTTATTTCGATACAGATAAAGCAACGAAAGGAACTATTAGTTTTTACAAAGATACCGAGCAGTCTCCATATCTAACACGACAGCTAGATTTTCTACCAAATCTCCATTTTATAACAAATATAATTTCAGCAACAAAAACTAATCCTGTGGCTGTTGGAGCGCCTGATCATGGCCTTGCAACTGGTGACGAGATATATATTTATGGTGTCGAAGGCATGGAAGATATTAATAGTGGTGAGAGCTCAACATCTTACGTTATTACGGTAGTCGACGACAATAGCTTTACGTTGGATGGCATAGATGGAACGCCTGTAGATTTCGGTACATATTCTAGTGGTGGCGGACTCTATCATAAATTATTTTACAAAACTAAGACTTGGAAAAGAGTTTTTGCAGGCGGAGTTGGCTTTCAACATATAATGAAATTCACATCTGGTGGGACTAATGAACCATTTAGAATACACGGCTTTGATCCAAAATTCAAACCGATGGGAAGGATGGCTAATTAATGAGTTTACCGTCTGAAATAATATTACCTTTGAGAGTCAACTATGATAGCGATGCCGATATGGATAGATATTTGCAGGATCTAGTCTACGAGCTACAGGACATGTACGAAAATCTTACAGATAATATTAATGGCTTTATCAGAAATGATGCTGACGTTGACCAATCACAATGGACTCCCACTCTTAACGGTACAGTAGACGGCACCTTCACTTATACTCAGCAAGTTGGTTGGTCAATCAGACAGGGCATATATACAGAGGTTTTTGCAGACATAGCATGGTCTTCAACAACCGCAGCCGGAAATTTATATTTAGAACTACCCTACAATGTAACGCTGTCAGATGGCATGCCTTTTGTTGGCACAGTCCAATCTTCAAGTGTTGCTTTTGCAGGAAATTATTTAGTAATTAACGCAATACCTAATACATATCGAGGGGAAATATACAGTGTGACTCCCGCAGCACCCACAGCGAATTTAGCTGTTCCTGCGTCTGGAAGAA